AAGTTCCGGGGTGAAAGATCCCCGGAACTATTCTAACAATTAACTTGTCAAGTGATGGAACGAACGAAAGGAATAGTCAAACAAGATGCCGGGTTGGTAGCCTACGCCCAATTACTTGGTGACCTTGTTGGGAGGATGCAACTTGCCACAACACTTGGCATGCAATACGCGGGAGAGCGTGATATCTATAAAGCCTTGGGGTATCCACAGACAAGTGATTTAAAATTTGAAGATTATTACGGTAGGTATTGTCGGCAGGATATTGCGAAGGCTGTTATTGACAGACCGGTTCGTGGTACGTGGCAAGGTCCACTTGAGTTAATTGAATCAGAGGAAACAAAAGATACAGAGTTTGAAAAGGCCTGGGTTGCTTTAAATTTGAAGCTCAGTTTAAAAGCAAAGCTTTCTAGACTTGATAGGTTAACCGGTCTTGGGCGGTATGGGGTTCTTTTACTTGGACTTGATGATGTTTCCACACGTGAAGGGTTTGAAAGACCTGTAAAGGAGGGGGCTCGTACTTTAAAATATGTTAAGCCTTTTGGAGAAACCAGTGCAAAAATACTTACCTATGTCACAAATCCAAGTGATGAGCGTTTTGGATTACCATTGATGTATTCCATTGAAACGGTTAATATCAGTACAGGTGCAACAATACTGACAAAGGTTCACCACTCACGAATGTTACACGTAACAGATGAGGCGTTAGAATCAGAGATATACGGTATTCCTCGATTACAATCCATCTACAACCGCTTGATGGATTTGGATAAGGTTATTGGTGGGGATGCTGAGATGTTTTGGCGGGGCGCTCGTCCTGGGTATGAGGGGAAAGTTGATCCTCAATACACGATGACTCCTAAGGGGCGGGAAGATTTAATTTCACAGATATCGGAGTATGAGAATAACCTACGCCGTATCCTCATAAATGAAGGTGTTGAGTTGAAATCATTGGCTCAACAGATTGCCGATCCCTCTCCACACTTTATGGTAATACTTCAAGCGATATCGGCAGAGACTGGAATACCTGTACGGGTGTTAACAGGTAGTGAACGTGGTGAGTTAGCAAGTTCGCAGGATGCCGGGGAATGGAAGGCCTACGTACAAGCCCGCAGGGAGGAGCACGCGGAGACTAATATAATACGCCCACTTGTAGGGATGCTCCTTAAATACGGCGTTTTACCAAGCCTTAAGACGGAAAATTACACGGTTAAGTGGAACGACCTGTACTCCCTTAGTGAAAAGGACAGAGTTGAGATTGGTAAGTCAAGGGCTAATGCTTTACGTGAATACACATACAGTCCAATGTCTGAGGCTATTGTTCCGCCGGATGCCTTCTTTGACTTGTTCTTAGGGTTGACCCCGGAACAGATTACACTTATCCGTGAGCAACGTGATGAGCTTATTTCACAAGAAGACTTGTATGACAAGATTTTGGAAGAGTTGGAACCTGAGCCTGTTGTGATGCCAGGGCAGTCTCCGGCAGGTGGTGCAAAGAGCACACCGGCCAAGCCGACAAAGAAGAATACGATGAGTAGAACAAAATGAGTGAAGTAGCAACATATACTGAAGCCGTTCGTAAGAACTACGATCCTACGCATACGACCGCATTGAGAAACGCTTTCGCAGCAGACTTCCGCAGGCGTTTCAAAGAGTTGGCTGCCGTAGTTGCCATAGGTGTTTATCAAAACGACTGCTTTGGTTTGAAAGAGAAATTACATACCTTCCAAATGCAATCTCCACCAAGAGAAGCTTATGCGTTCTTACGGAGCCAAGAGAAGATTGCGGCGTTTATGAAGTGGTTAGAAAAACAGGTGGAGTTAGGTATTTTGACAATACAGGATCTTGATCAAATAGGTACTGCAATTGAATCCGTTTGGACAAATAAATACATCTACGATTCTTATAAAAGAGGGGTTCTCAGAGCGCGATATGAGATGGGGCAACTTGGTATGGAACTTACTCCACTTGAAATGATCGGAGGGGCTGCAACATTGTTGGGGTTACCAATGCATTTGGATCGTCTTGGTTTACTGTACACAAGGCTATTCACAGATTTAAAAGGGATCACTTCCGCAATGGATTCACAAATTAGTCGTATATTAGCTCAGGGATTAGCGGATGGAGATGGTCCGCGATTGTTGGCTCGTAAGTTAGTATCGACAATTAATGGTACAGGAATGGGTGATTTAGGCATAACAGACACATTAGGTAGGTTTATCCCTGCCGCACGACGGGCTGAGATTCTTGCTCGCACGGAGATTATTCGGGCACACCATTTGGGTACCATACAAGAATACAGAAATCAAGGTTTATTGAATATTGTAGTAAAGGCTGAATGGAAAACGGCTGGGGATGATCGCGTATGTTCAAAGTGTGCCAGTTTGGAAGGGAAGGTTTTCACGTTGGATGAGATAGAACCAATGATACCACAGCATCCACAATGCCGTTGTATTGCACTTCCATATATTGAGGAACTTGAAAAATATAACGTAAAGTAGGAGGATAAAAAGATGCCAAGAGGTGTTTATATACATAAAAAAGGAAGGAAAATAACTTGGGGTGATAAAATATCTGAAGCTTTAAAAGGTCATACATTTTCGAAAGAACATAAATTACAATTAAGTGAATGTCACAAAGGGTATGTTATGCCTGAGGCACAAAAGGAAAAGATACGAAAATCTTGTTTAGGAAAGAATAAAGGTAAAAAAATATCTGAGGAACATAAGAATGTGCTTCGTAATATAAATAAAGGAAGGCAGCTATCTGAAGAAACAAAAAGAAAGATTGGTAATAAATCAAGAGGTAGACATCATACAAAAGAAGCCAAAGAAAAAATTAGGAGATTTACAACAGGTAGAAAAAGACCAGAATTGACAGGGGACAAGAATCCAATGCACACCCATCCCAATTCATATAAATCTAAATTTGGAAAATGTGGATATAGACAAGATATTGGAATTTTTGTAAGATCAAGGTGGGAAGCAAATGTATATAGAATATATAAGTATTTGGGATATAAAATTGAGTATGAACCAAAATCATTCAAACTTTCTGATGGTAGAACGTACCGTCCAGATTTTTATATCAAGGAATTAAATTTGTGGATAGAAGTAAAAGGATGTTGGTTAAAAGATGCAAAAAGTAGATTTGATTTATTTCAATTGGATTATCCTGAAATAAATATTCAGGTGATTGATCCTCTTAAATATAAAGAATTATTACAAACATACTCAAGTAAAATAAATATGGAAGGGTAATGCTATGTGGGACATAAATGATGTAGATAAGCACAAGAAGGGCTTGAGTGACAAACAAAAGAAACAATGGGTTCGTATTGCCAATGCCGCTTTGGCATCGTGTATGAAGAAAGGTGGTACTGATGAGGAGTGTGCTGCCAAGGCAATAAAACAGGCAAACGGCGTTGTTAACGCAAACAGTGGTGCTTACGCAGTGTACAAGAACCGACCTGACTCAGATTATGAAGTCACCCTTACTGTACATCAGGAAAGGCCATGTTATGTGGTGCCTGTTGTAATGATGGTAGAGGGGGTGCATAATGGAAGCCATGGTCCACTTCTCCATAAAATTGATGAACTTGGGAAAATTCCGGCTGCTTGGAATGGTATCCCTGTTGTGATAGATCACCCGGAGGATGAGGCCGGTACTCCGATTTCAGCGAACTCTCCCGAGGTTATTGATAAGCGAACAGTTGGACGGGTATATAATACGAATGTCGATGGAACGAGACTATGTGCGGAAGTTTGGTTGGATGAAGAGAAACTTAATTCGATTGCTCCTGAAATACTTGAAGACATCACAAATAATAAACTTATTGAAGTTAGCGTGGGGGTATTTTCAGAGGAAGAGGAAGAAAAGGGTGTCTGGAACGGGGAAGAGTACGTAGCAAAAGCATACAACTATCGGCCGGATCACCTTGCCATACTTACAGAGTTCGTTGGGGCCTGTTCTTGTGAGGATGGGTGTGGTTTAAGAAACAACAAACAAAATGACATGATACAGGTATCAATTGAAGGAACATTAAAAGGTAAGGATCTTGTTCTTGAACTAAACAGGCAAGGTGTTGCCACACGGGCAATCGGTAATCATGCCGATGCTGGGTACAAAGAGAAGCTGGATGCTGTTTATTCGGCGTTACGGGCAGTAGATGGAGATGACTCTTACAGTTACTTGGAGGAGATGTTTGACACCTACTTGATATATAGCAAGAGTAGCAAAGGTGCTACCAAAATGTATAAACAGGATTATTCGTTTGAGAGCGGGAAACTTGAATTGACGGGAAATCCTGTTGAAGTCCATCGTAAGGTGGAGTATGTGACTAATGATTTGAATACTAACAAAAAGGAGGTAAAAATGAGTAAAGAATGCGCTCCTTGCATCAAAGAGAAGGTTGATCATCTGATTGCAAACAGTCAGGGTCGCTGGACCGAAGATGACAGGGAATTTCTTCAGACGCTCTCCGAAGCTCAGTTGGATAAAATGAAGCCAATTGAGACTGAGAAGGTCGTTGAGAAGAAAATCGAAGTGAACAAACTCACTCCGCAGCAGGAAGCCGACCTTGCCTTTGTGGCAAACATGCGTGCGGAGAAAAAGAGGAGTATGATCTCTGGGATTCAGGCAAACACTTCGAAAGAACTGTGGCCTGATGAAGTACTGAATGGAATGGACGACGCGAACCTTGAGAGAGTGTTCAAGTCTGTCAAGAAAGAGGAAGTTGTTGATTATTCACTTGGTGGTGAAGTACCAATCCGGACGAACGCTGGTGAAGAGCCGATGCTT